GTATCTCTAGTTAGTCCTCATTCGGATTTGGTGCATGATTATTTTTGTCAAACTCCTTGCACTCCTCTTCCCACATCTTGTGCCACTCTACAAACTCTGCATCGGTCAAATCTGCACACTCTTCCCTTGTCGGCTCCTTTGGTCGCTCACCATATGCTTTTACGGTCTTGACAACTCTCCCTGTTTTCAGTACTCTCGACATTACTCTACCTCCTTATTTGCAGTTGTACTGTCAGCTAACCCTTCGGCAAGGCAATAGCCTACCACTTGAGCACCAGCCATGATAATTGCGGCCGTTTGTGCTGCTTCATTTTGTGAAAGCCCTTTTGCTAGCATAATTAGCGTTACAAAACTTGCAACTGAAGTCCAAAGCTTTCTGCTTGTTAATTTTCTTTTCCAATCAATCTTCATCTTATACCTCGCTTTCTTTTAAGTGCTTTTGATACTGCTTTCGTGCACTCTCTCGAATAAACTTATGTGCTTCATCAATATAGTGATTTTTAATCTCATACTTCTGACAATACTCATGATACTCTGAAATTTCATCAAGACAGTATTTAAATTGTTGATCTGAGTATTCTCTGCCAAGTTTTAAGTTTTCAGCAAAATTAATAATCTCATTTCTCATATCAACTGCTTTTTGCTCTACACTAGCTCTATCATATGCTTCAAATCTTTCTTCTGTATAACCTCTTAACTTTTCAATCGCCACAGCTTGTGCTTCTTGTCTCTCTTCAATAATTGTTAGTCTTATGATTGTCTCTTTATTGATGATTTTAGCAAACCATTTTACCAACAGTGTCAAAGGTGAAAACTTCACAGGTGTAACTTCAAAAAATACAGATAACAGTAGTAAAATCGTTGGCAGTTTGTCAAGAATGATGTCTATTATATGCTGTTCAGCCACTTTGTCCCCCTATTTTCCCGATTCAACAGCAAGATCCCCTGCCCCTAAGCTCTCTAAAACTTCTTTTACTTGATTTTTAAGACGCTTTGGAACATCTGAATACAACCTCTCTCCATCAATGATTAGATAAGCATATACAGTCGCTAAGCCTTTATATTTCATAGTCTTCCTCCTTAAACAAAATTAATCATTTCCATTTTCACTTGAAATAAGCAAATCTGACAATTCTGTGACCGAATTTCCTAAAGCAATTAATTTCTTATTGTTTAATTCAAGTCTGTCTCTCATCTTCTTTAACTCTTCGCTCGTTGAAAGTGACATATCTTCAAAAATCCCTTTCGGTTCTCCATTTAAATCTACACGCACTAATCTCTTATCCTCAGGAATATCAATAGACGATACTACAGTATTCTCTACTCCTCCCTGATTCCACACAGTGCCGAGAATATTCCCTTGTTTGTCAGATATAACAATATACTTCATAATTTCATCTCCTTCTATAGTTGTGCTGAGGACACAGCAATTGCATACACATTCAATGTGACATCACCCACCGAGCCTAAATACCGCACCTTGAGCTGACTTCCATCACGCATAAATGTAAACTGATAGGTATTCCCCCCTCGAACTTTTACAACAGTAAAAACCTCTGCATTTTTTGTCAAAGCGAGCGTTGTTATCTGACATCGCCCACCCTTATCAAATCTAAAGAATGACTCTGCCACTTCTTGCCCAACTAAGTCAACCCCAACTATAACAGTATTATATTCGCTGAATTGAACATTCATAGTCACAGATTGTTCAGATGAGTTCACATGATATGTATAGTCACCAGTAAAGAACGCAGGTGCAATCGGATCAATGTAATCTCTACTTCCTTCTACTCCGTTAATATTGATATTTTTTACAATATTTTGTGGCCACAGATTTGGTGATGGTAGGTATACCCAATTTGCCCCTTCAATTCTGTGCCCATTTGGTACTCTAGTAATGAGGCCTCTACCTCGCCCAGCTTCGGTATCATCCCATGCGTGCCCCTCGTTATTCCACGCAGAAATTACCGTACCAGTTGTACATACCCATCTTCTGATCTGACCTTGTATTCCTGCTGTATTATAGTTATCTAGCCAGTAAGTTCCATTTAACCCGAGTACCCTGGCTAGGTCGGCCCACTTCAGCCACATATAAGATTTACCAATTTGAGTGTGATAATATCCATCTGGGAAATTCACAAACACATTATCGCCACCGTTTGTACCTATTTCTCCGTTCCCATTGCCCGCCCCTCGGTCTGGAATTGTCCCTTGCTTTCCAAAAGCACCAGATGTGTTAATCATCCCACCCTCAGGAATATGCGACCTAACCCACGCAAAAGGCAGTTTTATTTCAACCCCACCACTAGCCACTTGTGTCACATAAGCCCCCTGTGGAATTTTAAGATATGCATTATCGCCATCAAATCGCCACGACAACGCATCTACTTGCGAAGGCATAGAAGTTAAGCTTCCGTCTACCACCTCATCATCACTGTCAGTCGTAACAGTCTTAAATCCTTGAAGGACCTGATCCCTGCCCGCGGTGACATCATCTGATGTAACTCCGCTACCGCCGCCAGGTATTCCAATTTTACCCATATTACACCCCCTTTAATCCGACTTTAAATGTTATTCTTGGCTTTTTATATGCCCAAAGCACTACACTTCCATTTTTTGTTTCTCCAGCAAAAATCAATGAAAAGTACTTGTTATAAGCTTTCACAAGTGTACTATTATTTTGTATTGCTGGATCTAGTCGCTTTACTAAAACTGGGGCGTCATCATCCATAATCCCTAAAATATTGACTTCTTGCTTAAAAAATTCACCTTCACCTTGCCACGCATTTACATCTAAAGACACTTCTCTAATGGTACTTAAGTCTAATGCCTTTGACCGTAGTTCTCTGATCGATTTATAAATCCGATTAAAAAGCCAATTAAAAAAAGCAGCAGGCGGTTTGTATCCTGCTATAAATCCTGAATTCTGTAGTGTTGTACTTGGACTAGTTCCCTGAGCCTCCCATTTCGGCAAATCCTCATTAAAATGCATATTTTCCCCCTTTCTTTCTACGACAGTGGCATGATAGAAATACGGTCGTCATCACCGAGTATCAGGCCTAAATACCCTCCGATGCCACCCATAAGATCTGCTAATCCTCTATCTTCATCGTAGGTTGTACCATCATCATCAAATTCCAAAGTTCCTTCAAAGCTATCTGTATTGATTCCAACCCCGGCCGGTAACAATTGATCGATTAACCTTACTGCCTGTGTACTTGAAAAACCACTAGATACGAGTACTGAAAGTGGCAAAGACCGTAGATTTACATTGCCATTTTCTGCATCCTCAATGACAATCTCGTCCTCTGTACTTGTAATGCCAAACATCGCTCGAATGACACTTATAACAGATGTATAATCCCCAGCAACCAAGTTTTTTCCAATTCGCATATATAACAAGTATCTATATTGTGTGTCATTAAGTTGACCTCGAGGCTGACCAATCATTGCACCAAAACGATCGAGTGTTGCTCCATATGCTTTACGAATATCTTTAGAATCTTGCACAGCACGAATATCCACCATTAACTCTGAGACTCCGCTACTGCTAATTTCAAGAAGCTTGTAATTATTACTATTTACATCTTTCTTGTAGCAATCTGGTAACTTGTACGCCCCATTCACTAGATCACCTCCACACTAATGTTTGCTGGATCGACCCTTGCAATTTCTTGTTCACCTATTTCAATGTCACCACTGCCTAAGTTTGATCCACTTCTTCCAATAAGTAATTGTGTTACACTAACCACCCCAGCCACATCGTGTATATATCCAAAAACGCTAGTATAATAGACATCATCTCCATTAGCTAAATTATTGATAAACTCAGCAACATTTGTCTTTATTTGGTTCGCACCATTACTTTCAAAGTACTGATTTGTCTTTATTTTTATGACTATACTTAGACTTGCTTTTGATGTGGCATAAAATTTTATAGTGTGTGCACGCCCCCACTGATCATAGACAGTACGCTCAATATCGCCAATACATCGAATGCCTAACGGCTTTTTTTCGAATATTGCCTTAGCAACTTGGTCATATTGGCTCTCAGGAGCAAGTACATAGCAAGCAAAGCTGTGTGCAGGAAGATTCCCGTCGGTATTACTATCATTTTCAACTACGGACACACCATCTACTAATGGCACACGGTAGATAGCACCTTTAACCGCACTCTCTGTTGAGCTTCCTGCACCTGCAAGAGAATTAGCAAATCGGATTCGAAAATCTCTATCAGATTCTACCTCTTCTCCCCGTTGTACAACCCTTATAAACTCAGCTGAAGTAACATCCATTCGTGGATTTTCAATAACAAGTTCTGAACCAACTGCTAAATTTCCAATTTCCCCGTCATCCACGCAATTTGCTATCACTTTAACATCTCCAGTACTGCCAATAGTGGCCTCGTCTACTACATAAAACGAAGTCTCATCACTCTTAAGTAAAAAAGCCGTGGGTATCGACGCACCCGCGGTCCCCTTAATTTTGACCTCAATCCTTGCTTGTGTAGCTTGATTTCTATGTACTGCTGCAAACGGCCCAAGTCGATCTAAACTCTGTCCTCTTGCCGTGTTTGGAAAGCTTGCATAATACAAGTCTTCCAGTGTTTCATAACAGACATTTAAATCATACACATTGATGCGTAGATACTTCCCCAGTATAGATTCCTCAGAAGTGTCAATGTCGTCCCCAAGAAGTACTTTTGCTCTTTGAATTTGAGCCTGCAATAGCTCATCATATGATGGTCTGATAAAACCTTGATCTGTAATACAACTCATTTACACCTCCAATCTTAGCGTCTCGCCATCAATTTTCATATCAATTATAAGATGCCTACTCGCTCTGTTTTCAGTGAAATGAATGTCAGATACCACTAATTGATCATCAATCTGATAAACTGCTACTTTAATTTGATCTTTAATAAGAGGATAGTTCGGATTCTTCTTGAAGACATCCCTTTGGTTGATGCCTTCTTTTGGATCGAGCCACCACTCTCCATAATTGGTCAGTAGTATTTGTCGAATCTTTTGAGCTATCAAGTCTTTTCCCTTAGCCAATACAATTTTGTTCTTCTCAATAACTACATCCCCCGTGTTATCCAACGAAAAACATTTCATTTCTACCTCCTACAAAATGCCAACAACAACAGCGGAAGAAATTTCATGATGTCCTGGCCGTGGTGCAGTCATCACGCCATGTCGAGTTTCGCTAATATCCCTGTCTGCACAAACGCAAAACACAATATCTCCACTTTGCACCTTTTTAATTTTTGCACATTCATTACCTGTCTCAGCGCAAGTAAAGATTTCTAACTTTACACAACTTTGTAAAATCGGACAAGTACTTACCACTGCACTGGGTTGTGCCTCTCCTGATACCGATTTACTCATTGATAGTGGCTGAATGGTAGCTGTATCCCCATTTATGCTAACCACTTTTGCAACAAATCCCGTGTGAATATTTAAAAGAGCCTGATCGATAGCGTCATTAATGTAGGCACTATTTGCCATTATTTTACCCTCCCCCCTAATTTGTGAATCATGTCTAAGTTTTGCTTTGCAGTTCCTGAGTATCCCATAATGCCCAATTTTTGTGCAAGCGTCTTTCGATATGCAAAAGATGAGTCAATACCCACACTATCTAATGCATCCACAATAGAAACTCCCTTATATTTCGATAAATCAGGTAGTCCTTTTGTTTTACTGTCTGTACTCTTAGTCACTTGTTTTTGAGGGCACTCAATTGCTTTGACCTTAGTTATGAAGTCAGAACCATCATAGGTATGTTGTCCCTCCCGTACTCTATATCTTCCAGACACATTTTTAGACTGAATGTTAAGAACTGATCCTGTGCTGATACGGTGCTGAAGCAGCATAGTAATCTCATAGCCTTTTACAGCATCTGTAAATTTTTCTGCTGTGATTTCTTCCTCAAACTCAGATAGACTAATTAGCCCTGTATCTACAGTAAGTGAAAAATTTACATCCTCTCCTTTACTCAGTGGCTGTACATACACCTGTCCCTTATTGACATATGCAGACACTCCACAAACTTGGGCTTGCTTTTTAATCGTCTCCATCAATCCGTCATTTATGGTAAGCCCATCTTTATAGACAAAATCTCTTTGAATTGAAAAAACTGCTAATGGTAACTTCGTCATTTCAATAAGCTTTCTTAATACCTTGCTTGCGGATACCCCTTTGGCAAATGCTAAATCTTTAATTTCCCTCTCCGCACCTCCTGCACTGTCAACTACTTTAATAATTGTCACTTTATCTAGATCATCAAAGCTTGTCTTAACTTGTGAGATGAAGCCACTAAGAATAATTCCCGTATCTTCTTTATATCCAGCAGTCAGTGTGAGCTTTTCGCCTTTTTTGATATTTTGAATTGTTGTGTCAGATAGATTATATACAGTAATTTCTGATTCATTAGTCTCTGTATCATCATCAAACTCCACATCAAATTCCATATCTAGGTCGTCGGCATTAATTGTAACTTTTCCTGTCTGAATAATAATCGAACGCTTAAATAGGGCATTGTCACCTTTAGAGGTTTCCACATTGATGGATTTTTCTAACCGCTTTAGTGATTCAATGATTTTTGATTCACCACCATATTTACGAGGTCTTACATAATCACTCACGCCTAATCCCTCCCATTATTGATAGTTAAGAACACTGTATTCGTAAAATTTTCATATGTAATTTCTGACTCTTCGTTTGATTCATCCAACGGTTCAATTGTCACCATCGGAAAATCTCCAGAACGATAGATATCTTCAAAAAGCGGAATCCCATAGATCAATGCATCACAGCCCAATAACACCCCATCTTTTTTCAGACTACAAGTAAAGAGGTCTACAGACTGATTATAGGCAAAACGCAGATTGAACTTTTCTGCCCCTAAAATAATGTCAAATCCATAAGGGATTAGTTCTTTTTTAATTGGAATTCTATCTCTCATCGTCACCCCCTACGGAATCTTTAACACCCAACCATCAATAATTAGATTGGGATTTTTAATTAAGTCACGATTAGCCTCAAAAATCTTTGGATACAAGGCCCCACTGCCGTAATAGGCCTTGGCAATCTTCCACAGACAATCTCCACGCTTTACTGTATGTGTTCTAGGTTTTTGCGAATTTTCCTTCACCTGTTGCATACCTGTGTCGCCTGTGGTTGCCGTATATGGGCTTGCAGCAACTCGAATTTCTGTCAGTTCCATCGTAAACTTTTCACCATCACGCAAACCATTGTCGCTATTAGTTTTAAAGTTTGTAATGAGCATACTAGATAGTACATTCCTACCCACATAGCGAACAATTGAAGCACTCTTTTTGAGCCTTTCAATTTCGGTTCGAGTGCTCTCCCATGTGGCCCCAACGATGTACCCTGAGAGACTCAATGTAATTGCACTGCGTTTTGCATGGTCAGTTAGTGGAATTCCACTTTCCACAGGATGGGTACTAACCTCCATTCCCTGTGTCACTTCTTCTGTCTCACAGAAAACATAAAGATTATTAATTAGTGCCATCTATACCTCCCTCGCCACAAGCCTTGTTCTTGACATACTCTCATAGCTTTCTCGAATAGATTCTTTAACCCAACGCTGCACTTTTCGTTTGTTTGAATCACTCGCACTGGCCCCGTTAAGATTGACAGTGAATTGAGGGGCGTAGGTACTACTTGTATTTTGGCTCTTCGTGGTCATCGAACTTGTACTATTACTTACGCTTCCACGCAGAGGACTGGTTGAGTTATGAATCGTTCCACTGACCTCTTGTGCACTTCTTTGCACCTTGGGCTTCAAACTATTTAGACCCTCAATTAGTCCGATATCGAAATACTGAGCACTCTTTATTGCAACTCGGGATGGAGAGTGAATATCCAGGGCATGATTTACTGTACTGCTCACGCTAGATGCAATACTTTGTGCCTGGGCAACAATTTCTCCCTTTTTTGAGGCCAATCCGTTGGCAAAACCCTGCCCAGCCATTGCTCCGGACTGTGTTAAATCAATCGCATCAAATGGAGGCTTAACCGTACTAGCTGTCTGTGTTGCTGTAGAAGTAATCGCAGGTGCTGAACTAGTCAAGCTCGCATTAAATGCAGTAACGGCACTCGTTGCACTTGTCGTCATTGCAGTATCTAGCGTGGGTTGCTGTGCAGTGATTCCTGTTGCAAAAGCCGTTGATGCCCCTGTCGCAGTCTGGGTCATGGCCAAATCAAATGTGCCCTGTTGTGCCGCTATAGATGATGCAAAAGTTGTTCCCATTGTTGCAGTTGATGCAGATACAGTACTTGCATCCAAGGTGAATGAATTTGCCGCAGTGGCGGATAAACCTTGCATTGCATTTGACACCACAGCCTCATTTGAGGTAATACCCGTAGCAATACTATTACAGGTTTTTGCTCCCGTATCAGCAGCAACAGCTTCGGTATCATCACCTGTAAACCAAGCTTTGATCCCCTCCAGGATTCCACCGCCAAGACCTTTAATCACATCTACAAGTAGTCCTGGCAAATTGGTAATAATGGCAACAAGACCATTAAAAATAGCATCTGCCAATTGCGGAAGAGCCCCAATAATGGCAGCAACAAGATCATGTACAATTTGTCCTCCTTGTTGTCCGATCATTGGTAGTGATTGTGCTATACCTTGCACAATTTGTGACACAATATTAATCGCAGTGGACAAGATACTCGGAAACATAGATGCGAGCCCTTGCAAAAGATTGAGCACAGCACTCATACCGCATTGAATCAATGACGGCAGTGCTGGCGTAATTCCATTCAGTAATTGTAAAATCAACTGTGCTCCAACCGAAAGTAATTGCCCACCTAACGAGAGAAGTCCAGAAACTACTTGTGGGATGACCGCAGTCACGGCGGTAACAATTGTAGGGATGTTTTCTTGTATCAACCCTACAGCACCATTAAACAAGGTCATCACACCACTAACCACCCCAGGTAAAAGTGTTGGCAAGCTAGTAATAGCCACACTCAAAGCATTTTTAATGATTGGTGCAAACTCTTGCATCGTAGTGGCAAGTCCTGCAATCACACTTGGCATTGCATTAAACATATTCTGAATAATTGGCTTAACATTTTTTACCACGGCGGAAAAGGCATTGACTACATTTGTAGTTAACTTTCCAATATCTGCCTCTGAATCACCAAGCCCTACAACCAAGGATTGTGCGGCTGCCTTTAATAACCCCATTGATCCAGACACAGTACCGGTTGCTTCTTTCTCAAAGTTTCCAGCATATTGTGCGGTACGCTCAAAGAAATACTTCATCGCAACCTCAGCGTGTTCTGCATTGCTCATCTGAGTCCAAGTCTTTTTTAATCCCTGTGCCTGTGCATAAGCACCTAAAGTGGTGGCATTCATCGCAACACCAAGATTATCCATCATAGTGTAGTTACCCTTTGCTGCACCTGTGACAGCTTCAAGTGCAGCGGACTGATCCACACCCATAATTGACGCAACATCAGTAGCTCTTTGCATCGCTTGCACCGACAAATCCAGTGACCTTTGTTGAGTCAAACCAGAGCCCTGAAACAATGAACCCATCTTGTTTACACTTGCCAGATAATCACTCTGTGAAATACCCATCGTTGCATATGCTCGTTCAGAAATCGTAGATAAAGATTGTGTCGTATTAATGAGTTTGCCCGTTGATGGATCAAGTTCTTGTATGTTTGCATTAATGCTCGTAATCTTACTACCCAGATTTTGGAATACAGTTTCTGAACCACCCACATTTTGTTCCATTTCAGCAAAGGCATCGACTACCTTCTTCCCCAATCCAACAACAGCACCCGCTGTTGCAACCAAACCGCCCAGGATTGCCCCGCCTGTAATTTTTGCTAAAGACTTCGCAGCACCAGCAGCAGCCGTACCCAGCTTCTTTACTCCAGCAATCATCCCTTTAAAAGCATTTTTAGGCAAGTTCTTTACCGCCCTGCCTATGCTTTTAATACCGTTAGTCACTTTAGTTATTGCCGCTTTTGGTAAATCTTTAATTTTGTTTTTAAGATTTGTAAATCCTTGCGTCACTCGATTGAGCACAGCATGAGGCAAACCTCTAATTCTATTTCCTAGGTTCGTAAGCCCCTGTGTCACTCGATTTAATGCAGCATGAGGCAAATTAATTATCCCTTGTCTGAGTCTTGAAAGGCCATTTGTGACGGCATTTCTTGCTGATGTTGCCATTAAGCTTAGACTCTGCCGCACTCGATCGATCGCACTACTTGACTGATTAGCTAAGCTCGTCCTTAAATTCGCTAGCATTGTCCTTAACTGTCCTGTATTTTGTGTGGTATTTCTAATCGCTTGTCGTGCTCGATCTACTCCCGAAACAATGCCTTGAGCCGCACCTCTTGCCACTTCGCCCAAACTTCTTGCCGCATTTAGGGCACTATCCCCGATATGATTAATTAGATTATCCGCAGAATGAAGACCACTGTCATCTGCATCCAGGAGAATTCGAATAACATCCTCTCGAATAACTGACATTCTATCCATCCTTTCTACTTCTTATTCATCAGATGAATGTAATAATCTAGGGCATAATTAGCTTCAGAAACTTGATTCGGACTCATTTGATAAAATACAGTATTAAAATCTAATCCGCCATCAAGCACCAGTCGCCAGTATGCCCAATTTTCTTGGGCTCTATTTCTTAGTTGGCTTTTCGTCAACCTTGGTTCGAAAGTGACCACGCATAACATCACTAATGAAGTTTGTTACCGTCTGAAGTTCCTCTTGTGTCTCAAAGTCGTCAATATTCACGCCCTTTGGCTCAACCAGTCCCATACTCAACACATTTTCGGCTAATTTCTTTGTCGAGGTCTGTCCGTTATCCATATAGGAACGATCCACACAGTCAAACCATGCCGATACACCTGAAAATTGTGCAACATACTTTACGCCATTAATCTCTTTTTCTACTTGATAATGTTTTACCATTTTTCTTTCCTCCATGAAAAAAGGGTTGGCACTACGCCAGCCCCTAAGTTATTTTAGTTATCTGAATAGTCAAGTACCTGAATCTCAAATTCACGGTCTCCGAGCTTTTCACCTACTTTATTATCCGCAGGCTTCTTTAAGAACGCCTTTGAGCCACCTGTTTTTTCATTAGTCGCCTTATTTACTACCCAAACAGAAAAGATATCTGTAACTGCTGCCATTCTCTTTAGCACCTTCATTTGAGGACTTGAAGCCTGTACAGAAATTTTAATGGTTCCATTTCGCTTTGCACTCTCATTGATAACTACATCACCCTGAAATCCAGTAACTGCCTCTGCAAAGTCATTATCCGCAGAACATTCAATATCATCCTCGCCCATACCGCTAATTGCAAAAGTTCCAAATGCAGCAGAACGAATGGTGACCGTCACATCTGACGGATTATAGTTTTTAATCTCCATCCCTTACCTCCTAGATTGATGCTGTCCCATTAATCGTTGCCGTATGGATTGCTCCGGCCAAGTCGAAATTAAATCGACCAAGCTTATATACTCTAGCAGAACGATCAGTGCCCAATGTCTCACTTCGCCTTCCGAAGTTAGTATCGTATAGTGCAGTGCCATTCTCGTCATGGGCAATCATGCCTTTTGTGTCAGCCTCTTTAAGCACACCGTTTGTAATTCCTTCTAAGATTCCAATTCCTGCATCATCATAGTTTACCTTTTTTGCATTATTGAAAAGCTTTTGTGCCTGATACTGAATATTAGAAATAATCCAGTCAAATGAATCTACGATGTCCATATACTCGCCAGCAGCATTCTTGCCCTCCGTTGTCACAATGTCACCTGCCTTACGCTGAATAGTATAACCATAGACTGGACCTGACTTATTATCATTATCAATCACCTTAACTTCTCCGTCTGTGATATCATCTGGTGCGACGCCCTTAATAAGGATGTTCTTATAAGTAAAAGAACCCACCTCATAACCTGCGGTTGCACCAACTAAGGCTGCTGCTAACTCTTGTCCTCTTGAGTGAACCCCGACCATTGTTCTGTCTAGCCCCTCAAGTCCCGAAGCGTCTGTAATTGACTTTACCACAGGAAAATAAGTTAATGAGTCAGTTGCCTCAATAGCTTTTGCAAATTCAGCCACAGTAGAGTCCCCAGTGCTTCCTAAAACTGTAATAACTTGTCTTACCTTGCCCTGTAACTTTGGAATTACATCTACTGCCTTTTCCGTTGTTTCCATCACAGCAATGAGTGCTGGTGTATCTTTTTGCATCTTCATGATTTGATAAAGCTTATAGGCATCCGAATTGGTCTCAAAACCTGCCGATACTAGTTCTTTTGCTTCACTGTACTCCTTATATGCCACATCTCTTGTTGACTTTGAGATGAGAATACAAGGCACGCCACTGCCTAATGAACCACTCGGTCCACTTAATTCAATGTTTACATTGATATCTAACATTTAATCCTCCTTTTCCGGTTCAAAAGTTTCTATCATTTCTGCACTTTGACTGACATAATTCATCAAATTCAAAACACAGTCAAATCCTTTTCTATATTCATATTCAATCGTAATCATGTTGTCCCGATTGAATATATCCCCCACTTCAGTGATACTCATGTTCTGATCACTCAAATAAATTCTGCCTGCTTCGTCTAGCCAATCGTGTATGGCCTGTACAAAATGCAGTGCCTCATTATCGTTATTACTAACCACTGTAAATGAGTACTTCAATCTAACAGGCTTATACCTTTGTTTTCCATCATCATTATAGGATTGCTTTTTATACTCCATCCCTGTAAGAGTAAAAGAGACATAGGGATAGGCTGGGATGTGACTGGTAATATTTGACTTTACGCACACAATCCCAACATCCCGTTTGATACCTTCACAAAGTACTTTATTGTATTCAATAGCGTCCCTATCTAGCATGAAAGCTCTCCACCCTTCTCAAAGTGTAATTATTAAAGTCCGCATAGTCCTCAGCATAGAGCGATGCCTCTTCGATCTTATATACCTTTCCCATATGCTCAAGATACCATGTTTGACCATCATCAAGATCGATTGGATCATTCGCCTTTAGAATATACATCTGTCGATCAGCACTAGTTAACTTTCCGCCACTCTCATAAATCGTTCGATTCGTCATACTGATAATGGCAGCTTGTACATCTTTGACTATCTCACTACCTACTATATATTCCCCAGCAACATATTGTCCGGGTGCAGCAGTAATCAGACGGCAGGGTACAGAGTACTTATTCACCAAGTCTGCAAACATATATAGCAACATATTTCACCTCCTAGACGATTCGATGCGAAATAGCACCAATCATTGACCCTGTGTCATTCAGTGGGTTTGTACCGCCATTTTTTCGGTGTTCGATGGTATAGGGGTGGAGTCCAGGCTCAACTTGACTGGTCGCATACTCTTTGATCTTTCCCTCAAGATTTGTCCCCAATGCTTCAAGTAATGTGGTTCCATCTAACCCACCATCAACCATGGCATTAATTAAATCACTGATCAACGCCATTGTTTCCTCTTTGCTCTTCTCGTAACCATTCCGCAAAAACGCTCGCTCAGGAATGGTAATCGCCGTGGTAGATGCTTTCAGGTGCAATCCCGTACTGGCTAAATACTTTCTCATTTTAGGTGTAACAGGAATGCTACAACCATACTCATGAATTTGAGCCAACCACCCCTGTTCACCTCCAAATATGCCAACCTCTACCGCCTTGCCTTTTAAAGCTGCAACCGATTGTGTTATCTGAGTCATCCGATTCAGTCGGATTCTGTGTTCTACTCCCATTATTGCCACCTCGAATATGTACCTATGCTAGTTACCCAACCGCCAAGGAAGTGCTTGCCCAAAAGCTGCCTAGCCAAAAGCCATAACTTATTTAGGCCTTCCGCCGTTGTACCGTAGCTTTTTGACATACCCCCAATACTCTCGCTCGTTACATTAGACACATCAAGTATTCCATTTTTTAACATCTGAATATACTTCACTATAAATAACTTCGCTGATGCAGGGAGAGACACAATGTCACTCTCCACTACATCATCCGAAAATGCAAAATCTGTGTTTTGCCTTAGCCAGTCAATCACGCTAAAAAAATACAGCCCGTCGTCGGCACTGACCGAATTGGCTGTAAATCCCATAGTAATTAAGTTGTCTTCTGTCAGTGTCATAGGCTATCCTTTCTTTTTACTTCTCTTTTCAAGTGCATCAGCAACAGTAGATGTTGTATCAGATTCCGATGTCGTTGCCTCCTCAGACTCTACGGTTTGTGTAGCCGTCTGGTCTTGTTTAGCTTGATTCATCTGAGCAAGCATACGCCTTCGCTGGGCGAAAAAAGTTAATCCCATAGACTCACCCCCTAAGCAATCTTATGTCGTAAGCAAACGATTGGAATATTCTTTAAGTCAGCCACAACCTTCCAGTTAGTTGCCACTTCCAGATCGGCATTAGTTGCATAAGCAGCAGATGGAGTTCCGATAAAGCTGACACCGTTTGGATGAAGTACAAAAGCCTTGCGATTAACAAGCACATCCTCCGACTTCAAAATGTCTCTATCTGTCTCCGTTCCAATCAATCCAACAGGTGCACCTTCTTGACGAGTAAATGCACCCATACCAACAAACATCGTATCATACACTCCTGCATTGACTGGCATGGTATCATCCACGATCACTCGATATCCTAAGTAAAAATCGATCTCAACTTTCAAGTCAGAATCATACTGTGTCGTAATTTCCTGATTCTTTTGAAGCTTAGTGTATGTTGCAGAATGCATTACTACCACACCTAACTTATTTGCGGCATCCCCCATTAACTGCTTTGCATCGAGGGCCGCATTAACACCAATCACTGCTCCTGCTCCAGATCCAGAGCTAATGTCAAGAAGATGATCGGTAGCCAACGCACCACCAGTGCCAAATAAGCCCTTTAGGGTACTTAAAAAGATGGCTTGCTCCTTCTGAACCCACCAATCCGCAAGATAGTTAGTAATAGCAGCCATTGGATCTGAACCGCCTTTTACCTTTGCAAGGTCAGTTGCGGACCACGCTTTCTGACGAATCAAAAGAGTTGCTCTATCGCTCGCAGTCTGAATTCCATCAGGTGTCATTGCTGTCTCGCCAAAAATCTCATCGTCGCCCTCAAGTGGCTTATAAAATGGCATCTGAATCATATTTCCACCGAGTGGTGTTCCATTAATCAGGGCAGTTACACGGTCATCAGGCGTTGCAATTCCTGACTTTACTAGTGCAGATACCTTCGTTGTTTGTTCATTGACATATTCTGTAAACTTTTCTGGCACAATGACCATATTTGCAAATGTTGTTCCTGGCATATATTAAATACCTCCTTTACGCCTTTGCAGCAGCTTTTAGAGCCTTTGCCCGCTCTGGATCTGCTGACTCAATTTCAAATTGTTTGGTAATATTGATGCTTCCTTTTGCCCAAGGATTATATTCTCCCCCAGCCAAGCTACCACGCTGAACATCTCGTCCTGACTCCTTGAAGCGTTCCTCAACCTTTGCTTTGACTAATTTGTCAATTAGCTGTGCAAAAGCACTTACACGCTTTTTTGTGTCATCCTCATCACTTCCAATTACAAGCTGTACCACATCGTCACTATTATCTAGTCCCTTTGTCTTTAGTTCCTGTGCAGCAGTGTACTTACACTGCATTAAGGCAAATTCCTTTTCTTTTCTCTCAAGGTCTTTTCGCTTTGTCTCGTCCTCAAGCTTTCGCTTTTCCTCCTCTGACAGTCTCTCGTTCTTCAGCTTTTCATAATCTGCCTTTAGTGCCTCATATTCGGCTTTCTTTCGATTGCCTACACGGTTTGCTGCTCGATCTCTTTCGGATTGCAAGAGCTTTTGAATATACTCCTTCGTCTTCTCATCAAATCCCGACATTAAGTCTGGCTCTGGCTCATCATCTTCAAGATTAAACTTGGTCAGTAATTCCTTGTACTCGTCCTGCGTAATCACTTCATCCGCAAGCATCTTTTTCAATTTCTCTAAAGTCATATCGTTTATCCTTTCGAGGCCCACCATCCGATAAGCCACCTATATTTATGGAGTGCAATCATTTATCCCACCTTACGGAGTCTTCGTGCATTGCCCACCAATTTATCGCATCAAAAAAGCACCCTATTACTAGGATGCCTTGCCTTTATTCTATTGTGTCACCTGCTAACTGTTCAACTGCTTCATCACATCATTGCAAAACAGGAAGTAAATCCCCTTGGGCGATATTCTCATTCCTGAGATGGTAAAGGATATTCCGCCAATTGACTTAACTTCTTTCAGCCCATCAACAT